AGCACGAACAACAATTACAACGTGAATGTCTATTCCAATTCTTCGCCTGACGAGTTCAGCCGTTCTATTGAATTTGCAAAGGGGTATGCCTTATGACAGTAACTAAAGAGAAGTTTTATATAATCAAACCAAAGGCATCTGTAAACCTTTGTACCAATCCATCATTTGAAACAGGCACTACCGGATGGGCTACGGGAGGAACCAATACCATTGCCAAAAGTTCCGTACAACAAAGGCGGGGTGTATATTCGTGTAAGTGTACTTATTCTAATAACGATTTGTTGGCAAGTTATGCGATTACATTGACCGATACCGACCACGTAGCAAGTATGGATATTTACATTCCATCAACTTACACAGGAACAGAATTGACATTGACCTGGACAGGTTACACTTCCGCAACTGTTGTTGCTGGATTAGCAGACATGACAATAAAGGACAAGTGGCAACGGGTGCATTGTCACATCAACCCTGATGCCGGGGATCTTATCGGAACGTTGACGCTAACTGAAACTGGTGTAAACGGGGCAGCCTCTGAGTTTATCTACATCGACGGGGTATTGATTGAAGCAGACACTGAACCGACCACCTACTTCGACGGTAATATTATCGAAACAATCAAGAAGGTCAATCAGTACTACTGGACGGGACAGGCGAATGCAAGCACGAGCGTTAGACTTGCTACTACCCGCTCAGGTGGTGAATTAGTAGATATTACCGATTATTGTAAGAAGATCGACGTATTAGGTCTTGGTATGGCACCAACGGACGTCAATTCTATCGGGTTGGTGGATGGTACAAAACGCTATCAGCGCACAAACCTTACATCCAGATATTTCACGCTGGCAGTCGCATTCAATGGTAAAACCATCGGAGCGGTACAAACAAACCGAAACGCCTTGATCGAATTGGTCAAGCCTGATTTAGTGCCAGATCAACAACCTATGATAATCAGGTATCAGGGAGAAACGGACGCAGGATTAGCAGCCAGTGAGCCAATTGATATAAAGTGCGTTTATGTGTCTGGACTTGACACCGGATTACAACGTGATTTTGAGCGCGCTAACATTATATTTGAAATTCATGACGCCTATCTGCAAAAAGACGGCAATAGAGCCGTATCACTTGACTACAACGACACACTGGCAAACGCTGATTATATTGTCAAGCGTGACAGTGATGGGGTATGGTCAGCAATGGCTGGGACTGGGTTAATTTACGCAATCGCTCAACATCCAATCACGAAGGAAATATATATCGCTGGAGCATTCGAAGATGCTGGTGGTGACTCAGACGCTGATTATCTAGCTAAATGGGATGAAACTACTCAGGATTGGGTTAGTGTTGTTGCAGGGATAAATGGAGGTGTAGTAGCACTAGTATTTGATTCGTCTGGTAATCTTTATATCGGCGGCGGTTTTACAAACTTAGGTGATGCTAATGGTAATCGTATTGCAAAGATTGATACCGCTGGATCTATCTCAAGTTTAGGAACAGGATTACCGAACGGCAGTGTATCGTCTTTAATTTTAGACAACTTAGGTAATCTTTATGTTGGTGGTTCATTCACATCAGCGGGTGGAGTGGCTAACACTGGTTATATAGCTATGTGGAATGGCAGTAATTGGGTTTCAGTTGCAGGTGGTTTTGCGTCTGGAAATATATCTACATTTTGTTTTAATAGTGATTTTTCTAAACTTTATATAGGTGGTTCTTTTGTAAATCACACAGACGAAAATGGAGATAAAATAACGGTTTATGATGTAGCAACTACGTCTTATTCTTCTTTAGGTTTAGGTGCAGACGGAACTGTACTTACAATATTTATTAAAAATAATATTGTTTATATAGGTGGTGAATTTCTAAATATTGGTGGTCTATCAATTAGTAGAATAGCTAAATGGACAGGAAATAAATACGAGTCTTTAGGTGATAATCCTAATGGAAAAATTGAAAGTATAGTGTCTTATAATGAAAATATTGTTGTAGGTGGACAATTTACACAAATTGGGCAAATTACAATCTCTGATAGATTAGCAGAATATCTTGGAAATGGGATTTATAAGCCACTTGACTTAAACTTACCAGGCACTCCATTTGTAGAAGCATTACTAGTAGATAATTTAGATAATTTATATGTTAGTTTTACAACCACAGGAAACGCAGAAACCGCAGGAGATGACATTGTCACAAATTCTGGAACGGCAATCACCTATCCTATCATCACTGTGACGGGACCAGGATTACTACGTCAAATCGTCAACACGACAACAGGCAAGGGACTGTATTTCAACAATCTGACATTGCTATCAGGCGAAGTAATTACAATGGACTTACGACCAGACAGAATATCCATGACGTCCACATTCAGAGGATCAGTGTTAGGCTATGTTCTTCCAGGGTCAAGTTATAACTTCCCACTCATGCCAGGCTCAAACAGAATAGCCACATTTATTGACGGGACAACAGACTCGAATACAACCGTAACAATGCAATGGGTTGAGAACTATCACGGGATAGATGGTGCGCAATATGCCTAAATATGAGGTAATTGTTAAGACTGATACCGGAATACCACTGTTTATTTTAACACAATTTACAAGCCTTACAGCGGGACGTTTTGACCGTGCAATCATGCCACTTGAAATTACCATGCCACAGAATGATGAATTATATCCGGTTGGGACGTTCACCAAAGACATGATATTAGAGCTTTGGCGTGAACAAAATCAAACAATGGTATTAGATGGTGAAACGTGCTACTTCCTGAGAAATCCCCGCTATTTCAGGGATGGAAAAAAGGACATGGTTTACCTGAAAGCCTATGATGCCAATTACATCATTGATGGGCGCGAAGTCGAATATAATGCCGGCACTTCACAGGCAAGCAAGACAGGCGTAGCTTGTGACGTGATAAAAGCCATTGTCAGGGAAAACTTTACAGCCGCAACAGACACAACCCGTAATTTATCAGCGACACAGTTTATAGTTGATGATAATGACGGGTTCGGGGCAACCGTAACGAAAGCATTCAGCCGTCAATATGTAATGTCAACTATTCAGGCAATAACAAATCAATCACGGGAAGCGGGAACTTGGGTAACATTTGACGTAGTTTATACTGGATCCTTGCCACTTGTTTTTAAAACATACAAAGACCAACGGGGCAACGATATTACCAACCAACTATTACTCAGTGACGAAGCCGGAAACATAGCTAATCCATCATTAGACTTTGACTGGACGAATGAGGCTACCGCTGTTTATGTTGCAGGCAAGGGAGAAGGTGATGCGCGCGTTATTGGTAGTGCTACAAATTCAGACCGATTAAATGAATCAATATGGTCACGTCGTGAAATGATAACTGAAAATTTTCAATTGGATGTACAGGCATCATTGAATGCAGAAGCAGCAGCACATCTTGACAAGTATTCTCCAAAGATTATTTTCACAGGTGAGATTGTCGAGACCGAAGGCACCCAATATGGCATCAACTGGAATTATGGGGATAAAGTACGCGCTAAATATTTAGGCTATGAATTTGATTGTCGTGTATTAGGTTATTCAATTGAGTATAAAAGTTCAGGTGGTAAAACGATTGACAGAGTAACTGCAACGATTCGGGGAGAAACAAATGTCTAATGAAATAGAATTGATGCGTGAGATTGCCAAACTACAATGGCAGATTGATGCGCTTAGAACGATACAACAAGGCTGGCAACCTGTGTTTTTATCCTATCCCCTCACATCTACATCATACGATGGAAATGATACGGTGAATGTTGGGGCTCACACTATTAACACATCAGCAGTATTTGGCGCACCTACTGGAATAAAAATGGCAGCGGTATTTTTTCGAGCAACCTGGTCGAGTGTAAACGCAGGTTATTCATTAGGAATAAGACCAGTAGGCGCATCGTTGTATGTTGCAGCCGTATATTCACAGGTCGCCAATATACCAATTGCAGGATTTGGTATTGTTACCTGTGACGCTAATGGTGATTTTGATTTGGTCGTTGGCGGTGCCAATGCGCTGAATGTCATTATGAGAATAACGGACTATTGGAAGTGAACCCATTGACAAAAAGTGCTACAATAATTATGTTGTATCAATATAAAGACAGTAGTTTTGTAAACTACACCTGGTCACGGATGTAAGCGCGGACGATAGAAATATGGAGATGGGATGAAACTGAAACTGATTGTAATATTTTTAAGTGTTGTTTTGATCTTGCTCATGTTCGGAGTGGGTATTGCTCAGGGTGATGACGTTGGCTATCCTGTTGGTTATCCCGAACCTGACTATCCTGTTTATGTTGGCTATCCAATCACGGGTTATCCAGAACCGTTACCAGGCTATCCAATCAAGATTGGCTATCCAGTGTTTGAGCCGATACCAATGCCAGATTATCCGGAACCAGAATGGTCATCGCCTGAAATTGTAATGTACAGTAATCCTGTACAGGTTGAACCAATTACGCCACAATACCGCAACGGGCGCAACCTGTGGCAGGAGATTGTGTATCAGTTTGGTAAGTTGTTGGAGTTGATGAAATGAAACCTATTGTCGATATTAGCTATTGGCAGCAAGGGATTGACTACGATAAGTTTGCAAAAGGTATCAGCGGGGCAATTCTTCGTGGTGCTTATGGAATATGGAAAGATACCTGGTTCGAAAAGCATTACACCGAACTACATAAACGTGGCATTCCCATTGGTGCTTATCACTACATCATAGGCAACTATACCGGACTTGCACAGGCTGATGTTTTCAATCAGGCAATTGCAGGCAAGGAACTAAAATTAGGCCTATGGAATGATGTAGAAGATAGACGGGTTACAACCGGATTGTTTCCAGGTGTGGTTATTGATTATCACAACAACATCGAAGTATTGACAAAACGCAAGGTTGGAATTTATACGGGCGTTTATGCCTGGTATGAAATTATGGGCGATAAGAGTAAGATGTATGCAGACCGCCCATTGTGGATTGCTCATTATGGTGTAATCGCACCAGCGTTACCAAGATATGGTGGATGGACGAAGTGGTTACTCTGGCAAATGTCAGATAGTGGCACTATTGATGGGTATTTCAGTCACGTTGATATTGACGTTTTCAATGGCACTGAAGAAGAATACCGAAAGTATTTCAGCCTGAATGAAATCATTCCAGAACCGCCACCAATACCAGAACAACCTGCAACAGGGGTTGTATTGCCTACAATGAAGGTACTAAAGAATATAAACATCCGTTCAAAGCCAGACATCTCAGCTTCAGTTGTTGGGAAGCGGGTTGTTGGTGACATCGTGAAAGTTCAAGATATTCATGCAACCTCATCGACAAGCGTGTGGGTGAAGGACGAACGCGGTTGGAGTGCTATCGTTCACGGGTTGCTGAAATATATGGAATAGGTGACATGTCTTATATGTCAAACAACACGAATTATACTGCGTTAATTAGATTATCCCTAATTAACGCAGTATAAATATTGAAAGGGGTAAGGCATTGCAATTAACAGACTGCACCATCACAAAGCAAGGCGTAGTTACAAGTGTACACATGCCAGA